CAAAAGAAAGTGAAAAAGCTGCTGCTGAACTGGGTATTGCTTGGAATCTTTCTGGTTTGCAAGCTAAAGGATTTGATGGTTTGATTGCTGATCTTGCAAGCAAGATGGGTACAAATCAAGAAGCAGCAGTACGCTTGCTTGGTTCTCAAGAAGCATTGCGTGGTGCATTTGCGGCAGCATCAAAAGGCGGCAAAGATTATCGAACAATCCTTGAAGGATTAGGCGGTGCCGCTGGTAAAACGCAAAGCGATTTTGACACAATGAAAGGCAGTGTTGAAAATCAAATCAAGGCGCTCAATACTGCATTTACTTCACTTGGCACGAAATTGTTTGAAGTTTTCGGACCAACGCTAACTGATTTAATAAAGGGAAGAACCAAAGTATTAACAGATGCTGTCAATGCGTTTAATGCACTGCCTGAACCCGTCAAGAAAGGCGCTGCTGAATTGGTGCGATTGATAGCTCAATTGTTGTTAGTTAAAAAAGCACTGGAAGCAATTATTGCATTACGGACTGCATTTGTTGCGGCGATGATTGCCAAAGCTGGTGCAATCGCAAGTACCGGTACTGCCGCTAAAACCAGCGCGTCTATGTTTGCTTTATATACAGCAAATACGAAGGCACTGCAGGCACAGGCAGCGACTGCAACACCTGTCGTCAAGGGATTACTCGGAGTGCTTCGATCATTGGCATTGATTGGAATTATCACAGTCGGTGTTGATGTAATTGTCAAGGGCATGGGAACTCTCATGCAAGCAAATGCTGAGCTTGCGAAGTTGCGTGGTGAAAGGGCAGCAGGTGGAGCTGCAACTACATTCCAAGGCGCTGACCGCCAAACAGTTTTGAATGCTCAAAAGCAAGCACGACAAACATTACAGGCCATTGAAGCTGAACGCAAACAAAGCAAAACTCCTGGCGCAAGATTGCAACAGCTTGCCACTGGAGCCCTTGGAATTGTTGCCCCGATGGTCGGTTTGCCATCTCAAGAAGAAATGGCAGCAAGGCCAGCTTTAATGAAAGCTAGAGAACAAAAAGCAAGGGATATTCTTGCACTTCCAGTTCCTGCAGCAGCAAAACCACCACAACTACCACAACTATTACAACCGCCAACTTTGGATACTGGCACTGGCGGAAATGGAAAGGCTAAAAAACCTGAAAAAAGCCTGCAGCAACAAGTCGCAGAACTTAATGCAATTGTCAAAGTTGAGAGTGATATTTCCAAGGCACGTTTAGATGGTAATAAAATTTTAGAAGCTCAGCTAGAAGCATACAAACGTCAACTTGAAATCAAGCATCAGGGTTTAGCACCTGAACTTGAAGCACTTGAATTAGAACGCAATGGCATTCAGCTTAATGAAACTCTTGCAGAATTAGAAAAGGAAAGATTAGAACGTTTTGATCAATTTCTTATAAAAGAAGATGAGCGGATTGAAAAGCAAATGGAGATCATCAAAAATTATCAAGAAGAGACCAAAATGCTTGAATTGCAGGCAGTTAAAGGACAGGAGTTTGTCGATAAATTTAAGCAAATAAAAACATTGGTAGAAGAAGGTGGGATGTCATTTGCTCAAGCATTTGATGAAGTCAACCGCAGGGCTACTGCATTAAAGGAAAAAGTGGATCCCATAAAGGATACATTTGAGCAAATGTCTTCTGTTGTTGCAAATACCTTTAGCTCAGCTTTTGATGCTGCTGTTGATGGCACTAAGAATCTTGGTGAAGCATTACAGGATCTTGGTGTTGATTTGCTTAAGACAATTGGAAAAATGCTAATCATGAAGGGTATTGCTGAACTGTTGGGTGCGGCTGGTGGTGGTTCTGGCAATCCTCAAGGTATCTTGAGTTTCCTTGCTAAGGGTTTTGGATTTCGTGCAAATGGTGGTCCTGTCTCTCCAGGTGGGACTTATATGGTTGGCGAACGCGGTCCCGAATTGCTCACGATGGGCAGCCAAGGTGGTTACGTCCACAGCAACACATCCGCTGCAATGGATCGTTACCGCAACGGCGAAGGCCCTGCTGGCACGCGCACCGTCAATGTCAGCTATAGCGTGACCGAAATCAACGGCATGAAGTTCGTTACTGAAGATCAATTCCGTGCTGGTATGGATCAAGCTGCTCAGCGTGGCGCCAAGATGGGGCAGTCCCGCACCATCAGTACACTGAAGAACAGCCGCGCACAACGTAGCAAGCTGGGATTATGAGCATCATTGCGCTGACAAATTTTGTTACCTTTTACCTACCCAATGGCCGTGTTGCTTATCGTTTTCAAAACAGCCAGCCAGATACAAAGATCAGATTAAACAACGCTAACCATCAATACTTGTCGTTTATCTATCAAGGTGCCGCCAAAAGCCGCAGTGGTGACAACATCGAATCAAACATCGTCATGGCAAACAACCAAATTTCAATGAACCATTCCATTGACGCTGTACGGTCCCGCTGGCAAACACGTATGGATACATGCCTTATGAACCCAGAAAATTTTACCGTATCCAAAATTTTGACCACTGAATACTGGATTGTTGCAAACATGGCGTACGACCCTGAGCGAATTGAATTAACACTTTCCAGTTCGATTGATGCTGTTGGCACGGCAGCACCAACAAGAGTCCTTACGCGAAAAATGGTTGGCGCACTGCCTAGTACCGCTCAGATTCAAAACCGTTGAACCCGCACCAGCTACTCGGCAAACCTTATCGCCTTGGTGCGTCGATCGAACGTCACGGCGCTACCGACTGTGTTGGATTATGTATCGAAGTATTGCGGTACTACGGGTTTTCTGTGCCGACACCAACGCGGCAATGGTATCGAAGGCTGCGCCGTGGCGATACTGCGGTATTCAAAGAAGAGCTGGAACGCTGGGGAAATCGCACAATATCACCTAGACTTGGATGTGTAGCACTATGCCAGTCGGACAATGGGTACGGTTTGGCAGTCTGGTTTGAGGAAGGATGGCTGAGTTACGTCGAATCAACGGTGACGTGGAGTCCTTGCGGCGCCCTTCTGGCCCTCGAGTATTACTGCCTGCCGAAATCGAGTTATGCAATACCGTCGGCATAACTGAAGACGAATACTTTTATTTTCTTAGCTTAACGGAAGCGTATAACGGCAAACGCGCCAAGGAATACGAGTTAGTGCCAGATATTAGGAATGAAGCGACAACAATTGCAATTATTAGCCTTGTAATTGGTTTGGCGTCTACCGCCGTCAGTGTTTTACTTGCGCCGAAACCGCGTTCGCCGCAGCAGCAAAAAACTCCGCCTTCATTGCAGACGGCAGATTTAATAGGCCAGAGCAAATTTGCACCTCAAGTTGGCTTTGACGCCGTACAGGATTTAGCAACGCTCGGCTCTATCATTCCGCTTGTTTTTACACGCAGAGGCGTTAGGGTTTCATCACAGTTGCTCTGGTCTCAACTTCTGAGCGAAGGAACGCACCAGCAATTTAAGGGCGTATTTTTATTCAGCTCCGGCAATATCGCGGAGAAACCCGACTTCAGTGGTTATGCGATCGGAGATCTTCTACTTGAAAACTACACAAAAGCAAAAGTCGCTTTATTTTTTAGAAAAAACGGCGGCAGGTTGGTGTATCCAGGCACTTATTATTCCGAAAGCGGACTAGCCCCATCTCCGACTCCCGATGTATTTAGTGTCTATTTTGACGCAAGATCCGATTTCAGGACTTTTTTCAGTGGAGCGCGTACACCGTCAACGCAGACCCAATTTGGTGTGTATAGCCCAATGCCAAATGGTATGTACTACCGGCCAAATTATGAGCTAATACTAAAACCAGATGACGGTGACGAGAAAATAAACAGAGAAATACAGAAGAAACGGGAGAAAATATACAGAGGATTTTTCCCGCGACTAGCGGCAATCACGTCCTATAACGGCACCACACTTATTTACCGACTAGATGGTGCAGGTATTGAACAGGTCGTAAGGGATAGTTACGAACCTTGGGGAATTGAAGATGTACGTTCAGCCGTAGACAGTGGTCGAGAAAACGCAGATGCTGCAATAACTGCTGGCGAGCAGTATATGGCAGGCAATGCACTTATTGCAGCAGTTAAAGTGCCCACGCAACCGTGGTCTGTCGGCTACCGGAAAAGCTTCGTATTTGAAGTAGTCGAAGGCGACCGCGTAGATACGGTATCTACTAACAATTTAAACAGAGCGGATCCCCCGTATTCCAAAACCGCTTTGCAAAGAGTTGCCATTGGAACAGTCTCAAATTCTCGCGCATGTACCAGCACCGAAATCGGGATTAAATCGACAGTATGGAGGCAAATTACCGGATTCGCAAACGTAAATAGTTATCCAGGAGACTCGGTGGTACGAGAATATGAAGAGAAGAATGGCAGCATTAGCCTTGGCTCTATTCAGACGTATATAAAGCGGTTTAGTTTTTTCACCTTGCAGTACAAAAAAATAGGAGCAAGCAGTTGGACTAATGTAACACCAGTGCCTTTTTGCGTCAAAGGGCAAACGCCACAACCCCAGTACAATTACATCCGTGTCAACCATGATCTTGGTCAGTACGAATTTAGGTTTAGACCCTATGCAGGAAATGTCATCTATAAAAAGTGGCTAAACAAGGAAGTTTATTTGCTGGAACAAGGCACTACACTACCATATGAAAAAAACGGATCAATTAGTTTTCGTTTTTCGGGTCGAAAGTTGCTTTTAACTGAGATTGAAGTTAGCAATACTGAATGGGTAAAAGGTTCGCCACCGCGAACAGCAGGAAAGGTTTACGGGTTTAGCGTGTCATCCGTCGGAGTCATACCGAAACTTGATCAATGGCGCCTTCAAGAAACACGCTATGACTACGAAACTGACTACGTTAGTACCCGTATCCAAATAGATGATGATTATACACAAGAATACTGGTACTGGGACGGCAACAGACTTGAATACAGGGAAGTTTATGGAAAAAGCAGCTACGACCCTAAGCCCGTCACCAAAGGTGACACCCAATACCGCATAGGTGAAGTAAAAAAATATAGAGATCGTTGGGCTATCCAAAGATACACAAAGTTTATCGGCCCTGAAACGCCTACATCAACGCAGGTCGTCAACCCCACAGGCGGCACTGGCTCTGGCCTGAAAGTCAGAGTAAATGTGTATTCAAATAATGCAAAAAACTGGACAGTTGTAAATGCTGGATCTGGTTACACAGATGGCGACAGGGTGTATATTCCAACGGCAAACATTTATGCCCGAATAAAAACACAAGATGCCAAATTTATCGAAGAGTCTTTCAACCCCTACGATGCTATATCCGATCATCCCGTTTACGAGTCCGAAAGGAGCAGCCACTTCGACGGCCCAGAGCATGAAATCGTGTATGTTAATGAGATTAACAACACGACAGAAGGGGCCACTTACGATAAATTGGCTATTGCCGGACTTCAGATAAACAGCAGTAAAGAATGGTCCAACTTCAGCCAGCTATCTGCCTATTTTAAAAAAGGTGTTGTTGTGGATCGCTTGGTTAAACCAGGCCGAGACGCAACAAATCTATTTCCCGAAATTGCATACGCACTCCTGACCGATGGAACGATCGGCGCTGGTAATTTGATCGGGGTTGATCAAGTTGATAGAACTCGGATGGCTACGGCAGCCCGATTCTGCGAAAGCAACTCTTTCTACTGGGACGGCGTGGTGAGTGAACGTCAAAACCTGCGAGAATTTATTTTTGAGCAGGCTGCGTACTGTTTGCTTGATTTTTCAATTTTGGGCGGACGTTTTAGCCTATATCCATCAGTGCCGTTTTATAAGTCCGGCAAGATCAATTTTTCTGGCAAGCCGGAAATAAAAGCATTATTTACAGATGGTAATATTCGTGATCTTCAGGTCAGTTTTCTCAGCCCAGAAGAACGGCAGTTATTTCAAGCTGTGTGTTTGTGGCGGCAAGAAGTAAAGAACGGTTTTCCTGAAACTAGGACATATAAAGCACGTTTTAGTAAAAGAAGCGGGGGAAGTGAATCCGATCCAGTTGAAACTTTTGACATGAGCGGTTTTTGCACATCAGAAAAACATGCAGAGTCTTTTGCCCTGTACGCATTAAAAACAAGAAAAGAAGTTGATCACGGCGTAAAGTTTCAGACTACGCCCCAATCTGCGATGTCTTTAATGCCTGGCCAATATTTCCGCTTGGTCAGCGAGGTTACACACACAAGCCGTTTTAAAAACGGCAGCGTTGCATCAGATGGAACTATCGTCAGCCAAGATCTAGCCAATGGCACGTATTCTGTGTTCTATTGGAAGCCGGGCACCACAACGGTTCAGCAAAGCAATCTTGTCGTCGTCAACGGCGCCACAACACAAACAAGACTTTATAACACTGTATTTACAATCAAAAATGACACCACAACCGATCGCGTGTATAAAGTTGAAAGTTTAACTTATGCCGAAGATGGCTTGGTGGAAATTGCCGGCAGCCATGTCCCATTGACTGCTACTGGTACACTAGAAGTATTGAATTGGAATACAAACCAGTTCGTGCTGGAGTCTGAGTAATGGCTAACGTCTACTTTCCGCTGATCAGGCCAACCGCGCGTAGCTACAGCCCTGGTACGTATCCGCAGACTCGGTTTCAGGCACAAAACGGTGCCACTACCGTGGTACGGTTCACGAATCGCCGCAGCAATTCAGAGCTTAGCCTGACATTTGCAAATATCTCTGACGACCAAGCCGCCCAGATTATCTCGACTTACGAAAGCACAAACAGCGGTTGGAACCGCTTGGTGTTTAATAATACCAATGGAGCGGTTGGTGCGTCGAACAATCTGGCTGCGTATATCCGGGAAGTCAACGGCTCGGGATTGCAGTGGCGTTTCGCTGAACCGCCGACAGTGGAAAGCGTCAAACCCGGAATTTCCACGGTAACTTGCCGGTTTACAGGATTCTTGGATGGGGTTTAGAATAGGAGTAATGATCTTCCGAGTTTCCGGCGATGGCCCTTTATAGCGGCAAAGACGGAGTTATGGTCTTCGGCAATAAAACTCAGGCCCGCGTTCGCAACTGGAGCATCAGTACGAATGTGGACATGCTTGATGCAACGGACCTTGGCGATGACGCAAGGGTGTATGCAGCAGGCTTGAAGAGCGCAACCGGTAGCGCAACCATCATGTACCACGACGATAACGACAGCCTGCGTACCACCATTGATAACTGCATCACCACTGGAACGCCTACTGCCGCTCGCCTTCAGTTCCGCTGGGGAACCCGCGACCTTGATTTCGACGCCTTTGTCAATAGCGTTTCAATCACCTGCAGCACTGGCGAAATCATGACTGCAGACATCAGCTTCACCATGACCGGAGATTACACCAGCATTGATCTGTAATGGCGGTTCTTCTTGGTGAGATCGGCAAAGTCGAGCTGCGCCGTACTCAGCTCGATGAATCATTGTCTGGTACGGTCAAATCATCCGACGTAAACCCGGCCAAGGATCGGTTTAGCTTTGATTTTCCGCTTGGCCTGCTGATTACAGGCGATCAAATCGAGATGAAAACGACCGATGGGTCGTTGTTGAGCTTTATTGCGGCAAGCGGCTGGCCAACAAATCAGGTTTACAGCGATGGCATTTTCTACATTTATGTGGATGAGATCGGCGCTATCCGCCTGTATCAAACATTTGACGAAGCAATTTCCGGTGAAGTTGCAGGCCGCATCAACCTAGTAGATCCAGGTCGTGACGTGCCAATCAGCGTTCAGGTTCGCAACAACAACGAACGTGTACTGGGGCAAGTTACAAACTATGAACTAAACACCGAGCGTGATGTCATTGACGCCACGGCGCTTTCGGATGAGTTCCGCCGTAATTATTCAGGTCTGATCAGTGGTGGCGGGCGCATCATCTGCTTCTTCGATTATGAACGCCGTACCGGCGATCCACTGATCAAAGGCGAATCGGCTGGTGTTGTTGAGATGCCAATTTACATGAACCAGCTTTTGCTGCGTACACGGATTGGCAGCGAATTTTTCGCCAAGCTGACTTTGGTGGGACGTGGCTTTAAACCAGGCGGCAAGCGCGATGACTTCGACGACGAAGTGTGGTATGAGTTTGATGCGCGTATTACTAATGTCGCCATGGCATTTGTTCCAGACGAACCAATCGAGACCACAATTGATTTTGTGACCACAGGCGAAATCAGGCTTCGCACTAGGTACGTTTCAAATTACCTGCTACAAGAGCAGGGCTTCGCAGATCGGATCCGTCAAGAAGCGAACCAGTCTGGCTTTATCGAAGTCGAGCAGCAGGATTAAGCGCCTTAGAATAGCAATAGCACTGTTGTAACGGTAAGTCGTGGCCGATCTCAGGATTTCAGAGCTTCCTGTTCTGTCGCAGGCAGATGCAGAAGCTAACGACGATATTGCCGTTGCCGATTATTCGTCTAGCGAAACCCGCCGCCTTACTGTAAAAGGCTTGGTACAACAGGGTGTCGTCAACCTGATCGACGATGGCGTCATCCCTGGCGCGAAGGTTGTAATTGACAGTATTACGGCAACTCAGATCGCACCTAACGCGATCACAGATTCTGAGCTTGCTGATGATGCGGTCGACACGGCGGCAATTCAAGACGCTGCTGTTACTAGCGCCAAGATTGCTACTGACACGATCACTGCGGCCAACATCGCCCCAGATGCGGTTACGGCATCAGAACTTGCCGACAATTCTGTAGATACGGCAGCGATCATCGATTCGGCTGTCACTGCAGCCAAGATCGCCACTGACACGATTACATCAACGCAGATTGCTGCCAATGCGGTTACGGCATCAGAGCTGGCCGACAGTTCAGTTGATACCGCCGCAATCATTGATGGTGCAGTTACTAGCGCAAAGATTGCCACCGATACGATCACCGCGACCAATATCGCCGCCAGTGCAGTTACTGCATCAGAACTAGCCGATAACGCTGTTGACACCAACGCAATCGTTGATGCTGCAGTTACTGACATCAAACTTGCCACCGGCATTGACGGTGCAAAGCTCAGCGCCGACACCGTAACTGCTGCCAAGATCCCATCTGCTTCGCTGGATCGCGGCCTAGATAAAACCACCGGCAGCATCGGTCACACCAATTTGGTTACTGCTGGTACGCGCAGCGGTATTACCTTCGACGCGCAAGGTCATATCACCAGCACCGCCGCACTGGTTGACACTGATTTGCCGGTTGCGACCACCACAACAATCGGTGGCGTCAGTGTTGCAGCAGATTCCGGCCTTGCAGTGTCTGGCACGGGCGAAATCAGTATCGCCAACACGATTGCCGCTGCCACGGTTTCCGGCATTTCGTTTGATGAGTATGGCAGCATCACTGGTGCGGTCGCTCTGGTAGACACTGATCTGCCACTTGCCACAACAACTACTGTTGGCGGCATCATCGTTCCAGCCAGCGGCAACCTTGAAATTGATGGTGCAGGCAACATCAGCATTCCCGACAGTGGTGTAGTTGCTGGTGAGTATTCCAAGGTCACTGTCAACGCAAAGGGCATCGTCACTGCAGCTACCACGCTGAGTGCTGCTGATATTCCAGATCTGAGCGCAGCAATCCTTACGTCTGGAACGCTGGATGCAGCTCGACTGTCGGCCAACTCGATTCCTGGCTCTAAGTTTTCA